TTTTGATCCGAGAACCGATTGTCCGCCCGTCTGCCGGAAACTCCCGGTAAAGCAAGCGCTCTTTCGTTATCGTCATTAAGTCGGAAATTTGTTTCTGGAGCTTACTATCAAAAGAGGGATTTTCGTAAGGCGCAATCATTTCTTCTCCCCACTCACCGTTTACTCTCGATACATTCAAGCTGTTTTTGACAAGAGTGGAGTAAAACCCCGCCAAGCCCACAATAATCACATTCTTCAAGGCTGAATCGGCTTTCGACTCGTCTAACTGGTCGTACCGGGAACTTCGAAGCACCGCCCTTTCTGATTCCTCCGCCATCCACTTCAAATCTTCATCAATATCGCTATCCTGCACGCTAATTATCCTCTTAAAGCGGGAACGGTAGTAACGGAAGGTCTTTAGTTGGTATCTCTCAAAGTCGGTCATTTATCACCTTTAATCACTTGAAACTTTTACCGGATTACCTTTTGCGTCAACAGTATTGCCATCAGCGTCAATATAATTGCCCTTACCGTCTGGAGTAAGTTTGGGTAAGTTCTGAGTCCCCTGCCCATAAAGATCAACCTCTTTTTTCTTTTTATCGTTTTCCGCCCTTGCGTCTTTGATTTCTTTATCAATGTCATCAACATACTCACCCATGTTAAGCAAGAGCATTTTCGTCTTGTCGGTTATTACCCCTTCTTCGCTCAAAACCTTAACGATCTCAAGGTTGAGCTTCATGTCGTCGTCCACTATTTTCATCGGAACAAGCTCAACTTCCGGATCGGTGAGAATTGAGTCGTCTGTCTTACTTCCCTGATAACAAACCAACTTAACCAGATTCTTAAAATACTCCTCAAATTCCGTCTGCTTTCTTTTCGCCTTGCGAACCACTACCGGAAGTTGCTCGGAAACGGAAGCCTTAGAGCTTGAGACTGCCGTCCCCATGACAAATTCAGGGGTTTCTGAGGTCTGGCAAATCAACCAAAACAGAAGGTTAAGAAGTTTGTCGGACTCCGCCGCATTTTTTGATCCCTCAAGCATAGCCAGCTTAAAGTCTTTACCGCCAACCATGGTCTTATCGGGATTCCACTCTAATTTATAAGTACCGTCATCTTGCCTTACTCCATTGGCCTCTAAGAACTTCTGCTGATCCTCAATACCGGAAGCGTAAGGAATCGAGTTACTGTTAAAAATGTTATTCTTAATCGCATTCTCCAGCACCGCATGATAATTCGCCATCAAAAAGAAGCAGTTTTGGTAGTCTGAATACCCGTAAAGCGTGTCTGTATCTAGCTCATTGTGAAATTCACAAATCTCAAGCGGTTTCTCGCCATCTTCTTCCGTTTCTTCCGTTTCTTCCTGAACACCACCAACAACTTCGTATTTATCCTGATCCGTATATTTACGCACTTCTTTATAAGGCGGGGTTTTCGAGTAGATAGTTAGGTACTTAACCATGTCATCGCCCTCTTTAACATAGTTAGTGACCTCGTAGCCAGTCGTTTCTCCGGTGAGGGGATCAATTTTGATCTCTACCCGGTTAGCTGAAAGAATCCGTGGGGTTAAATTCTCCGGAACCAGAAGGAAGCTATCACCGTCCCGCATTGTCCACCGAGCAACATTGAAAATCTTTTTCCAGTTATCGCTTATCCAGTCATTAACAAATTTCGAAGTCGCCTCGTTTTCCTTTTTACTCCCATTCTTGACAATTACCTCGAAAGGACTGGCGAAAGCGAAAGCCGCCGCCGCATTGATAATCGGCTTGCCGAAAACGGCTCCCAAAAGAAACTTCTCGCCATAGGTCTTATTGGCTTCCCTGTCCGTAACCGTTGAAGCGTAATAAATCGCCCGTGTGAGTGAGTAATTGCTTCTGGTGAGATCAACCGTTTGAATGTCGGAGTAGCGGTTAAACCAATACTTAAACTTCGTGAGCCAAATCGGAGTAGGTTCAACCCGGCCAAACATCTCTGAAATAACACGACTAGCTAAACTTTTTCTTGCCATACTTACCTTTTATAGTTCTATTTTAACTCATTGTAACAGCTTTTCGCAATCCGCCAGATTTTGCCGTTGTTACTTGGCTACTACTCAATCCTCTCATACCTGTAAAAGCAAACCATAAAGCAATCAAAACATCTCCCGTATGGCCGCTAGGAAACGATAGCATTTCCTCTTTGAGCCGTTGGTAAAACTCAACTGTTCTCGGATCAGTCGGATCAGCCGGAATCACTAATTGCTTGTTTTCCACAATCACCGCTAAAGAGTTAATTCCGATAAACTCATCATACTTTTCTCCGGTAGTCGTGAAACCTCTGATCGGAACCACGGACATTTCCGCCATATCCTTTTGAAGCGAAGCCTGAAAAGCGTTATCCTCGACCAGAACTATTGAAGGGTTAAACCGTTGATCTTGAGCAATAATCGTCCGCCGGATATTTGCCGGAGAAAACTTGCCAATCTCGCAATTCATAATAATATACTTCGTGCTTGTTCTGCCAAGCGATAGGTCAACCGTATCATCAGCCGTGTCCTCCTCACTAACCGCTAAATCAACCCCCTGAGTGATATTTTTAATGCCGATAGTGTCTTGAGAAACATCATAGCTATACACCAACCGCCTATTTACATCTTTGCACGCCTCAATCCACTCCTCTTTGAAAATCGCTGTTTCTTCGCTTAGCGCCTCATTTTGATAAGACAAGTTAAAAGCTCTCAAACCACGCTCTAGTTTAATATCCATCAAATCTTTGTAGCTTTTACCACCGGGCCAAAGAACAACCGCCCCACGGTTCATTTCTATCTCTTGTTTTGCGTAAAACTCATTCGCCAACCGCTTACCATTATTTAAGTCACTAAAAAGAATTTCCCGATACTTTTCCCACAAATCCTGTCTTTCTGCGTCCTTAATAACCGACTTCGATTTTCTCTTAATATCAAACATCGGATTTTTAAGCAATTCGTGGCTCAAGTCTTCCGTATTCCAAGCGGTAGCAATCCAGATCAATCGCCCACCCTTAACCAAAACGGGCATTAAAACTTCCCAAAACCATTCTCTAAGTTTTTTCCTTTGCTCATGGGTTCTGGTGTTTTCCTTGTTAAGAATATCGTCACAGATAATTAAATCAGCACGCTTAGACAGAATAGGCCCACCAGCACCAGTAGCTGAAATGGTAGGATCTTTTTCTGCCCGACCCTCCTTGTTAACCGCCGGACGATTGATAATTATTTCGCTCTCTGTCCACTTGTCCGGGTGATCTGGTTTTAAGTTGCCAAATACCGTAATAAAATCTTCGTGTCTTTCGATAATGTCTGTCGTTTGGCGCAAAAACGATTGAGCTTGAGTAGCAGTATCAGAAACCAGCACAATACGAACACTCTCGTCATTAACCATTTCCCACAACGGATAAATAACCGAGTGTTCGGTTGACTTTGCGCTTTCTCTTGGGGCAAGGTTTACGATTCTTTGAAGACTTTTATCTTCGAGGTACTCAAACCACTCTATATGATGATCTGCCGGGGGATAACCCAATAAACTTGCAAATTGAGCTAAATCCTTTTTGCCCTGCTCTCGCTGTTCGTCTAAAAAACTCATTTATCATTATTCTTTGTTTTTGTCTTTTCCTCAAGTTCTTTATATTTTTTCTTCCAATAATCAGACCTAGCTTTTCTGCCTTCGGCCATCTTGCTTGCAATCCTTAAGGCACTTTCCTCAGATATTGTTTCTTGATATTTAGTTTTAATTTTCTGGTCGGTAGCAACCCTATCTGTCCATTTTAAGTGCTGCTTAGTTGAGAAAATCCAAACGGCTGCGTTAAATTTTTCTAACTCACCATACATACCCTTTATACCTGTACTTTCATAAAACTTCCTTTGCTTCGCCTTTCCTTTTTTATATGCCTCAAAAAATGTGTCATATTTCTTCTTCCAATTCTTGATAGTTTCGATAGATACATCAATCTCAGAAGCAAAAGCCTGAAAAGAATACCCTTTACCCATAAAATCTATTAACTGTTGATCGTACTCTATCAAATACTGAGACTTCGCACCTTCCTTAAATATCCTTCCGTACATTTTTACTTTTTTTTGCGCCAAACCGTACTTAGAAGAATAATTCCTAATAGTGCCAGCGTTTAAGTTGAATTTTTCTGCAACATCCTTAAGCGTAATGGAAGGGCTACCGAGGTAATACTTCTCTATATCTACTAGCTTTTTCTTGGGGATTCCTTTAACCTTTTTCTTTTCCGACATCGGTATCTATCTCCTTTTGAGACTCTTGTCCCAAATAATACTCTTTAACTATCTGAGCAACCCTAGCAAATATAGCAGTAGAATTCCTAACATTATCAACCTTAGAAACTGTTTTTACCATCTCAACAACGGCATCGAATTCTTTAATATCTGCTATTAAAATCTCCTTACTATATCTTATTATAGTCTATTTCTCAAGAATCGTCAAGAATGTATTTTACCTTAAAAGTCATCCCCCTTAGTTACCGAAACATTACCTTGAACTCTCTGCCTTCTTAAAAGTCGGCATTTCGTACATCTTTTGGGCGGGAAAAGCTCTTTTTGCTTGTAATACTCCTGTTCTCCTGCTGTCCAGGTAAAATCAACCTGACAATCTATGCACTTGATTCTCTTATCTTCATACTCAGACACGAAAATCACCCCCTCCCAAAAGAG